TCGGCCATAGGGATTGATACCACTCCGAAGTGACAAGCGCGCGCATCATGCGGTTATCGCGGACGGCAAGCCCCTGCTCATGCGCCGCCCCGATGTAGCGATGTCCCGGCTGACCAAACGGCCCCCATAGCCAGGCCGGATACATCACGCCGACCATGGTTGATTTGGATGTGCCAGGGGGAATGTTGATCAGCAGGCGGGTCAGTTCGCCGCGCGCCACGGCTTCGAGGTGCATGGCTATGGCGTCAAGGTGCCAGTTCCATTGCAGCTTGTCTGGGATGATGTGCTTCCACGCGCGCTTTGTGAACTCGGCCAGGCTTTCGGCGCAATGGACGCGCTCGATTGCCTTAATCGTTTCCGGAGTCAGCATCGTATGCCGCGAGGATTTCAGCGCGGGCGGCATGGGAAAGCTTGGACACGTCTAGGGCAGGCTTTGGCGACATGGTGCCATCGGATGAGGTGTGATCGACTGCGGCCTTTGGCGTTCCGTGCGCTCGATCTTCGCTGTCCTTCATGACACGGATGATATCTGGGCTGATGATTTCAAGCGGGTCCGCGCCTGCTTTCAATTTTTCCTGCACGGAGGAAAGCAGGGCGTGCCGGAATTTTGACGCCATGTCTGCGCTTTGCATGTCCCGGCGCGCTTGTGCTGCCGACTTCCCTGATGGGTTGCCAGACTGTCCCGGCTTGAAGCGTGTTGCCGGAGATGGGTTCGGGTTTGCCATGCCGGTCAATTTAGCCTTGCGTTGTGTTTGCGTCAAGCGGCACCGGCTTTGCTCCTTCATACAGCGTTATTCGCATATCTCTTTTACTGGCCCCAGTCAGCTTGCGACCATGTAAACGGCGATGCCGATCATTGATGCAAACACGATGGAATTTCCGCTGGGGAACAGGATGTTTGCGGCTTTGTTGGTTCCTCTGTTTGGCCTTGTATCAAATATCATGCTACCTGCCATCATGCAGGCAAAGCCTGTGGCGCAACCGGCTGTGATGAAGGTTAGCGATAAGTCCATCATTTGGATACTTCTGCGATAGCGTCTCGCATTGCCAGTTCCTTCTGGACTTTTGCCCGATAGAGTTCCCATCGGTTTCCAGGAATGTCACACACACATCCGCCCTTGAACTCGCCCACAAGCATAAAGCGGTCATAGTCCGCTTGCACGCATTCATCGGGGTCAAGGCCGAGGTTAACGCAGTATGCGCGAGCGATCTTTTCGATCAGGTCGTTATCGTAGGTTTTCACGCTTTCATCTCCTGCTTTTGCTTGCGCGGACAGTGACGGGGATTGCGTTTGGCATGATGCTGACCTTGCCATGGCGATCAGGATATCCCGGAACGCCACTGCCGTTCCGATCCTGGGGACGCTGTCCTTTCCGCCGCCCTTGAACCTAAGTTCCCCGGCGCGCTTGCAGTATGCCAGCCCATACTTGGCTATGGCCTCTGGCGGGAAGATCGGCTCTGACTTGCCCCAATCCAGTTCCGGCAACTTGCATCCGACTGCGTAGAGCCATGTCGGCTTGCGGGCATAGTGGCCATAGCGTCCCTGCTCCACGCAACATGTCCAGCCGTAATCGTCTGCGATGATCCATCCGCCATGGCGCGGCGGCTTTTGCAAGCCAAAGTGCGCCCACGCGTGGCTGCCTTCGGGATGCTCCAGGACGCCGCCGAATTGCCGGACTGCGGCAATGGCGTGGGCAAAGCATCCGCCATCATCGCCCTTGATCTTCCGTTCTCCGGTCTTGGCGATGTGCAGCGGCTGACCTGCCCAGAAGCGCCCGCACCGCTGGCAAGGTGGGTGGGCTACCACAGGATGCGGCCCGTCATACTTGCGCGCATCTCTGGCCTCGTCCCATGGGTCTACGCCCTCGATACCGAAGTAGCTGCCGCCTGTCTTGACGTAGAGTGCTGCGATCATGCCAGGGTCCACCGCATCGGTCGGTCTGCGGTCCTCTGGATCATCCCTGCCCGTGAAAGGATGCGCAGGCGGTCGGAAGCGCCATCAATCGTCATGCTCCATATGTCGGCGGCTTGGGCGCGGGTGACGGGCATGTGGGGTGCGATTGCGGCGATCCACGCGGCGCGGTTGCGTTGCGTCTGCTCCGGTGGCGTGTATTTCGGGGTTGTGCCCCAGGAGCGCCTTGTGGCGGTTCTGATGCGCGCGGCGTCCTGTTCTGGCGTCAGCTTGGGCGTGAGCGTTTTCCGAGCGGGCTTCGGGCCGATGATGCGGGGGGTCTGGACGGTGAGGTAGCCGATCATGCGATGCGCCAGACGTGCAGGTTGTTTCCTTGAATCTTGGTTCTGAACCTGATGCCCTTGTGCCTCATGTATCCATGCGCCGATGCCCTGACTTTTGGGTGATCCCATCCGTTTGGGAAGATGGCTTGATCCATGACCTTCATTTCCTTCCATGGGTATTCCGCCCTGAGAGGGAACTTGGGCGGTCTTGTGTCCATCCTGAATATGGCCATTTTGGTCTCCTGTTCTATATTTTGATTTTTCACATTTTATGGTCCAAGTCAACAGCGTTTCCGATGTTAGAAGTTTACGTCAGGTTTAAGAATGGCTCTAACATTGCAAGCCGTTGAGGCCAAAGGATTTTTAAGTTATTTTAAGAGTTAGTAGTAGTAGTAGTAGTAGTAGTGGTGGTGGGGGGGGGGGGTATCTGGGCCTCCATACCCCTCTATGGTGTCCCATCTCTATGAATATCAGGGCGTAACATTTTTTTCGGTTTTTTGAGACGTTTTCCATTTTGTTTTCAAAGACTTGCAATTTTAGAAGCCTTCATAAATTTGGCTCTAAAATTGCAAAGTCACGCCTCGGAATGCAACCATACGTTGACCGGCTGGCCCTTATACGTCCTTCCGGTTGAAACGCGCCGAACCTGCCCGGCAGCCTCCATCCGGCCCAAAAGCGCCTCGATCACGTCAAGCTTGACCTTCATCCGGTTCGCCAGAACCTTGGCGGATGACCCCTTGTCCGGGTTGATCGCGTTCAAAATCCGCGCCGCCATCGCCTCATCGGGCCGGTTCTTGGCGTTGTCATTCGCAAAGACCAGCTTGATCTTCGCGTCCAGTTCGGCGCGCACATAGGCGAAGGCCCAGCGCACATGTTCTGCGGTTCGCAGCCCCGTGGGGATGGCCAGGATAAAGCTGACCTTGGCGATCATCTCATAGCTGCGCCGGATCAAGGCAACGCTTGCCTCCCCCGTGTGCTGCTCCATTTCATCAGCATAGGCATGCAGCCAATCCGACACCAGCACCAGCATCTCACGTGCATCATCATCCGTGCGGACAACCTCCCGCGCGCCCGCATACTCGATCCGCACCCGGCCCTGCGCCATGTCCACCTGACCGCCGCTGAACAGCTGCGCAAGCCGCATCGCAAGATGCATCGGCAAAGGCCGCTTGCGAAAACCAGCCCTTGCCCTCGGGTTGAAATCAGGCTCCGTGATGATCAGCGACCGCCCCACAAAGCCCTGCGTTGCCGCCTCGCCATCCATGATCCCGTCAAACGTCCCGGGCGTCGTGTAGCCCACCAGCGACAGGAAAGGCCGCTCCAGACCGTCATCCACCATCGCCAGCATCCGCGACATCCGCGCGATATGGTCCTGGTCGGCCCCTTCATCCTGCGCCTTCGCAAGCGCGCTGCCATACGCCTTCGCAAGTTCCCGCTTTGTGTCCCCGCCAAGGATCAACCGCGACCCGGCCTTGCTGTAAGCCGACATGATTGCCCCGAAAACCCCTTCGAGATAGGCCGCTCCGCCGCGCCGCTGCGCATTGCGCACCTTGCCCAGAAAGATGCCGATCTCGTCCACAATGTAATATGCCGCCTGATGCTCGATCAGGTTCCGCATGATCTCCTGTTCCGACTTGATCCCGCCTTGCAAGGCGTAATGAATGCCCGCCGCACGGTGCAACTCCGCCATGGCCTGCTGCACCGCCTCCTTGCCCGTGGCGCTCGCCGCAACGCAAAAGGCCAGCATGTTCGCGGTTACGTCGTCAACCTCGTCCTCGTGGCGCAGGCCCCCGGCATTGCCTACGGTCACGATGGCACTGGCAACGGCCAAACGCCGCCTGGGATACCGGCACTGACTGTCAATCCATGCGGCAACGTCGCCGACAAAGCCTGGGGGCGATAACAGGTCAACTCCGTCCAGAGGGAACGGTGGCGCCAACGGACCATCGGTGATCGGGACCTCCGGTTCCGGCGGGGCAAAGTCCGCCGCGCTGAAATCGTCGTCATCATAGTCCGCTTGCCCAAAGCGATAGCCCGCGTCGAAGTCGCTGAAATCGTCTCGTGCATTGGCTTGGTTGCCATCATCCGGTGTCATTGCTTTGCGATCCATGCCTTGAATGCTTCCTGTTCCGCCGGGGACATGCGCCCCCAAAGCCCAGCCACCATGCGCTTGATGTGCCGGGCGGCAAAATGCCCGCCACGCAGCCGATCAAGAGCGGCAAGCGCGTAGCACTCCAATTCCGCCGGGCTGGCGGTCTCGGCCCAAAAGCGGGCTTCCTCACGCGCAGCACCGTCGATTAGGGTCAAGGCAGGCATCCCAGCCGATCCTGACATATGCAGCCACTCATAGGCCGCCCAGGCCGCGCCCTCCGGGCTTACCGTGGCGCAGGCTGCAAGATACCGCAGGCCCGCCTGTGTGGCCGCGTCCCGGCGCTCCTCGCGGTAATCAGGCATGGGGCGGGGAAAATAGGGGTCATCCATTCTTGCGGGCCAGCTTCAAAGCGGCAAGGCGCATGAAAGCGGCAAGCGTCAAGGACAAACGATCCGCCGCCGCCTTGATTTCCGCCTTGTCGTCGTCGGTCATCGGCACGTTGATCCGTGGCATGGGCTTCCTTTCGGGCAGAAAATTTCTCTTGCATGTTGCGCAATTTTTGCCCACACTGTCAAGGCCGGGTTAGAGCGTGCCGACCGGCGGCACAAGGCCAAGGAGCCGAACATGAGCCTTATTGCAACAGCGGGGAAACCCGTTGACAGGCCTATCCTCGTCACGCTTTGCGCGGACGCGGGCATGGGCAAGACCAGCCTTGCGGCTGCATTCCCGAAACCGATCTTCATCCGCGCCGAGGACGGGATGCAGGCAATCCCCAGCGACAAGCGCCCGGATGCCTTCCCGCTGATCCACAATTCCAAGGCATTGTGGGAACAGCTTGGCGCGGTCATCCATGAGCCGCACGACTATCAGACCCTGGTGATCGACAGCGTGACCTCCCTTGAACGCCTGTTCATTGCGGACGTGCTGGAACAGGACCCCAAGGCCAAGTCGATCAATCAGGCGCTCGGGGGATACGGGGCCGGGCCTGCCGCCGTCGCCGCGATGCACCAGCGCGTCCGCAAAGGCGCGGGGCTGGCAAACGAAAAGCGCGGAATGCACGTTGTCTTTGTCGCACATGCCGACATCGAAACGATGCGCCTGCCGGATGCCGACGATTACATGCGGTATTCGCTGCGCCTGCCCACCAAGTCGCAGCCTCCCTATGTGGACGATGTGGACCTCGTGGGCTTTTTGCGGCTTGTCACCTACACGAAGGGCGAGGACGGGGAACGCAAGAAAGCGATCAGCACGGGGGACCGGGAATTGGTCTGCCACGCGGTCGCGTCCAACATCAGCAAGAACCGCTTCGGCCTGACCGAACCCCTGCCGTTCAAGGCCGGGGAAAACCCGCTTGCCGCCGTCATCCCGGCGCTGGGCATCAACGCAACGAAAGCGGCAGCCAAGGCTGCGGCACAACAGAAGGAAGTTGGATGATGGGGTTCTGGGACCTTAGCGATGGCGGGAGCGCCGCCAAGACCGGCACGGAATACGAAATCCCCGGCGGCAACATGGATCCGATCCCTGCGGGGTCATCCGTGCTGGCAATCGTCGATGAGGCGAAATGGGACGTGGACCAGCTAGGCAACCAATATGTGTCGCTGCGCTGGTCCGTCCTTGCCCCGGAAGCGTTCAAGAACCGCAAAGTGTTCCACAAGCTTTGGGTGACGGATCACGACCCGAACGCCAAGGACACGGCCAAGGCCATCGCCAAGACCGACAAGGCGCGCAAGATGCTGGCGGCAATCGACGCCAACGCGGGCGGCAAACTTTCGGCCAAGAATGAAAAGCCGTCCAGCGATGACCTGGCCATGGCCTTGTGCAACAAGCCGATGGTCATCACGCTGATGGTTTGGGAATCCAACACCGGCGGAGGTGGTGGAAACTGGGTTTGCGCCGTGGCTCCGAAGGATCGTGAATTGAAAATCGGGGAAGCGAAGCCTGCACCGCGCCGTGCTGACCCTCTGGCCGGTGGCGGATCGGCGGGCGGCAACTACAGCCGCAACCCGATTGATGACGAAGAAATCCCGTTTGCTCCCGAGTGGCGCATCTAAACGGGACGCCCGGCCCGTCAAGGCCATCCCGTCAAGAATAGGGCCGAATGGACCTGAGCAGTCAGGCGGCGGGCCGGGCACTTTTACCATAGCATAAGGGTCAGGGAATGGAAATCGTGCAGCGCAGCGACGAATGGCATAAGGCCCGCGTCGGCAAGGTGACGGCAAGCGCGGTCGGGGCGATCCTGGGGCTATCGCCGCACATGACGCGCGCCGCCGTGTTGCGCCGCATGGTGCGCGATGCCCTCGGCGCGGAACCCGAGTTCACCGGCAACATCGCCACCGAATACGGACAGGCCAACGAGGAAGGCGCGATTGCCGAATACTACCTCGAAACCGGGAACAAGGTGCAGCCCGTGGGGTTCA